GACCCCTTACGGGGTCTGCTAGTGCTAGTTGCACTATTCGTGGCCACCATTTCTGATGGTCACATACCTTTTCACATCAGCGGAGACTAGGATTATGCCGATAAAGCTTACAGGGGAACTTCGTTATGATACACGAGGCCTCCCTGAGGGCTATGATCCTCATAAATTTTATGAGTATCGGCGTGAAACCCTAGTTAACAGTGCTACCGGTGTGGAGTCGTTTGCCTATAAGTACATCCCTTGGGAGCTCCTAAAGTCTTTCGCTTTCGCGATTGACCCAGTGGCTGCTTTTAAGGTTGCACCAATGGCAATTACGCCAGCAAATCGAACTAAAGTTCGGCTCACAGCATCCGTTACTCAAAAACGGAACCGAATGTATCGTAAGACACATTTCGGGTGGGGACAAGAGGTTAATTACCGTAATGTCTCCATTTGTTGGGCGCCCTACTATAGTTTTGATAGCTGGGTATATTCTCCAGCGGATACCCCTGCAACGCAGCAGGACCCGTTGGCTGACACACTCCACGACACGACCTCTCGAACGCGCCTTCTTGGATCGCCGATGGGGGAATTTGATTTGTTCAAATCCTTCATCAACTCTCCTCCTAGGTACGTTTCTGAGATCCGTCTGATAGATATCCGTTACTATTTCGGTGACGTAGAGGCCTCTTGCACTGCTGTTGGCGGAAGCCAGCAGAAGGGTAGTGGGTCTCTAGAAACTGAAACAGTTGGTTTCTATCCAACCGGTGGCACGCTGTCCAAAGGCAATCTTGAGTATCTAAGAACCTCAGAGATATCTTATTGCAAGAGCTTATGCTCTCGTAATCTGGTATCTATGCTGAAGGACTACTCTCCTAAGCGTAGAGAGTATGCCTACTTTAGGAACTTAGCAGAGTTGCGTGATTTGCCACGGAGTATTGCATCACTGCAGAATTCCCTGACAAGTTACTACACGCTCTGGCACTCCCTGGCTACACAGCCTTCACTTCGAAAAAGAATTTTCGATCTGAAGGTTGCTGCCAGCACGATCCCGAATGAATATTTATCTTTTCATTTTGGATGGAGGCAAACTTATAACGACCTTATGGACTTGTTGGCTCTCCCCGAGAAACTTTTGAAGAAAAACGACTTCTTAATTTCTCGGGCTGGGAAACCAACGACGTTCCGGGTGACAAGGGATTTCCCCTCATCCGAAACGGCACCTCTAAGCTTTGACTACGATACAGCGGGGTTTGAGTACGAAAGGACTTCTACCTCGCGGCTTGAAAGGACGTCTCAGGTGCGTTTAGTGATAAACGCTATCTTTGATTTCCCTAAAGCCAATGTACCGCGGTTCCGCTACGAACATTTTCTCGAGCGAACCGGAATCAATCCAAGGATCACGGATATATATAATCTTATTCCGTGGACTTGGCTAGTTGATTGGTTTACTGGTTTTGGTAATTATGTCGAGTTAATCGACAATATTAACCAAGATCAGAATCTAATCAACTGGGGTCTAATCTCCTGCAGGACGCAGGGGAGGTTGATCACTGATTTTCAGTCAAAGACTTATATGGTAGACGACGTCTATGAAACGCCAGGAGCCCATGTTCAGACTCTTAGTCCGAACATAAATAGGCACACCAGCATTCTAGAGTACGAGTGTCATACACGTACGGACGTCGCTACCATCCTTGATGTGAAACGAACCTCTGTACCCTCAAGTTTGACAGGGTATCAGCAGTCCATAATCGGCGCCCTGCTCTTGCAGCGCACCGAGATTCTGGGAAAGAACACATTCCGTGTTCGATCCTAAAACCCATTACAAGGAGATACGTCATGCTACCCGACCCGGTAACCGTTGCAGCTGCTTCGCCCACGCCCTCCCTTGTCTTCACGATAGTGAAGCAAGATGGCTATGGATCGGAGCGGAACGATACTGGTGGTAACGGTTATTCCGTTATCATCCAGCACCAGAAGCAGAAAGGCGGAGGTGACCGCCACTACGTCCAAATGACGCAGGTGGTCAACGCTGTCGATCCGTATTCTGGCCTGACGAAGAAACAAACTGCGTCAGTGTCGTTTACAATCGTGCGTCCTTCGTTCGGCTTCACCGACGCGGCCATGGTCGCGCTGGCGAAGGCCCTTACGGACTTTCGCGACGATTCTGAGGTTACCACTGCCAGACTGCTGCAGTTCCAGTCCTAGAACCTCTTGAAGGAGCTCATTATGAGACTCCGGGAGGTTTTTCCGATCGGTCCTATAGCAGGCTGTTTTGCACTTAGCTTCGTTGTGTCTGGGTTCGTACTCTTTATGAGCATGAACTCATGTCATTTCGATCGCTCTGTGCAAATGTCCCTCCTTTTTGGAGGGGCGCAGTACTCCAGCTTTCGCTGGTCTCTGGTTTGCATGACTCGGAGTTCCCTACCTCATGGAGGAGAGAATGAAAAGTCCGCTAACGCTCCTGTCCAGCCTCTGGCAAGATTTCCAGAGGTTGAACCCTGATGTGAAAGGCCTGAAACGGGATATCATCTCGTTTCAGAGAAGGTTCGAACACGAAGGCTATAGTTTCCTTACTATAGCTTTACCGTCCTTAGGTGACGCCCTTACTCAGGGCTTGGCCACTGGACAGTTCGCCTGCCCGGAAGGATTTAAGAAAATCCCCCGGGGAGCAATCCCGAGAATTTGTTCGGGTATGTTCTGCGAAGTGTTCGATCCATGCACCGGCAAACTTAAAGAGGACGCCGACTTAGGCGTAGTTAAGTGCCTCAGAGAGGGACTTTATCTCTTTAAGAAAGTGCGTCTGTTGACTTTGGAAGAGGAAACTCTTCATAAGAAGGCAACAGAAACATTTGCGAGGTGTGATATGATTGCCGGGCGGGTTATTATACCCGAACGGGAATCGCATCTCATCTCTTCCATTGCTAAAGTCGTGCTTTATGGGCAAAGTTCTAAGCCCACAAGCGAATTGCGGCTGAAGCATGGACCCGGTGCGGTGTTTGAAGGGCTAAAAGGCAACCAGAAGTGGTCGTCTCTCACGGAGTCAGTAAGGAATGCTGACTTCGACCTTGACACGTATGGGTACAGTGATTTCGGCTATTACCTCTCTCCTTTCGAGGAGAGGGCCGGAACCACAGACTCGGCGGACAAGGAGCGCCTTTCAACGCTCGCTTCTCGTCGCACTGCCAAGCTTATCTCTGTGCCGAAGAATTCGACATCGAGACGTACTATTACTATGGAACCCCTACTGAACCAATTTGTTCAGCAAGGGTTGAACTTAGAGCTGCGTTCTATGATTGAACGTGACCCTATCCTTAGTATTAGCTTGGCTTTAACCGATCAGAGCTTGAATCAAAAGCTTGCTCTGGCCGGCTCCTTGACTGACGACTGGGCAACCATCGACTTGAAATCCGCGTCGGACTTGATGAGCGTAAAGCTCGTCAAGCTCGTCTTTGGAGGTCATGGTCAATTCTTTGACCTTATGATGGAGTGCCGCTCTACCTCTGTCGTGTGCTCAGAATATGAGATTCACGGCTTAGGTAAGTTCGCTGGCCAAGGTAACGCTCTCACGTTCCCAGTCATGTCTGTCTGCCTTACGGTGATCTGTATTGCAGCCATTCTTGACGCTAGAGGTGTTCAAGCCTCTTATTGGAACGTGAAGCGCGCGGCGAGGCAACTTCGAGTCTACGGTGATGATATTATCGTAGGCAGGAAGTATGCTCATCAGTGTGTAACCTGGCTTGAGAGGGTTGGCTTCATTGTCAACCAATCCAAGAGCTTCCTTAAGGGTAACTTTAAGGAGAGCTGCGGTGTCGACGCGTTTAGGGGGGTCAACGTGACTCCTCTATACATCGGATACCGTCCAGATGACCAGTCTTCAGAGCCCAATGTTATTGCCGGGCTTGTAGCGACCTCGAACCTAGCATGGTTACGAGGCCTATACAAGTTCAGCACCTGTCTGGCCGAAGAGGTGGAGTACCGATTAGGAACGGAACTCCCTCTCGTTAGTCAGAAGTCTGGCTCATTGGGGTGGCATTCTCGTCTTGACGCGATGAATCCGACTCGTTGGAATCGTCGCACACAGGAGCTCGAAACTCGGGTTCTTGTGCTGAAACCGCTGAAAAGGCGGGATCGGTTAGACGGCTATGCCGCACTACTCAAGTTTTTCCACGTTCCGCTTTTAGGGCGGGCTGTGGATCATCTTGAGAAGTCTCCAGTGCGATTTCGAAATCGCCTGGCGAAGACTTGGGTGCCTACTCACGTAGGTTAAATCGTCAGCCTAGTAGGCGGACGTCAGAGATGGCTACAATTCACAGTCGCCGGGGCTCATGAGCCCCGGGTTGAATCCCACCTATTCAGGGGATCCCCTGTGAAAGCTTCGGTTCGGGC